CGGCCGCGTGCGGCCCGCCAAAAACCACCTTTTTGCTCCCCGACTGTTCGTCGGGGAGCGATTGAGCCTATTTTTAGGGCTTTTCCTGCACTCCTTTGCACGACGAACCGCCTCGCCGTCATGCTTGATGGCATGAGAGGTCGCCCCCCGAAGCCGAAGCACATTCTCGAACTGACGGGCTCGAAGCACGCCAAGGGCCGTGAGGAGTTGGGGACCGCGCCGGCCACGATGCAGCCGCCCGACTGGCTCAAGCCGAGGGCGAAACTCATCTTCACGAGGCTGGTCGACTGGTTGACAAAGATGGGCACGCTCGCCGAAACCGACGAGCACGTCCTGATTCGTTACTGTGTCGTGTATGTCATGTGGGAGTATGCCGCCCAGCAACTCCAGAGCATCGACCTCGCCTACGTCGAGGTCACGGCTCCTGACGGGAGCCTGCGATTCTCGCGGGCAACGGGCGTGGCGACCCAAGCAAAGGAGTGCGGCGAGCAACTTCGGCACCTCGAAACGGTGCTCGGACTTACCCCCGCCGACCGCACCCGCCTCGGATACGGCGCGGTGAAGGTCGTCGCCGACCCCGTGGATGCACTCTTTGGCGACGTCGCCGCAGGTTGACATCCGCGCCTTCGCGCGGCTGCTCAAGCACACCGAAGCCCCGTTCACCGGCAAGCCGTTCATACCGCAGCCGTGGCAGGACGAGTACCTCGACGCCCTCTTCAACACGAAGCGAGCGGACGGACTTCGTCAGTACCAGCGGTCGCTGGTGGCGGTTCCTCGCAAGAACGGCAAGACAGCCCTCTGCGCCGTGATCGGAGCCTACGAAGCATTCTTCGGGGCCGACGGCGGGCAGATTCTCATCGCGGCCGGCGACCGCAAGCAGGCGAGCCTCCTGTTCACGGCGTGCTCTCGATACATCGAATCGTGCCCCGGCCTCCTCAAGCGGTGCAAAATCTACAAGGGCTCGATCGTCGTCCCGCACAAGAAGTCGACGATTCAGTTCCTTTCCAGCGAGCACAAAGGCAAACACGGGTTCAACCCGAGCGTGGTCATCGTGGACGAATTTCACGTCCAGAAGAATCGAGATTTAATCGACGTCTTAGAGAGCGGTATGGGTGCGCGAGCCGAGCCGCTCGTGATTTACGTCACGACAGCCGGCATGGACCGCGTCGGCCCGTGCTACGAGGAGTGGCAGCGGGCCCTGAAGATTCAACAAGGGCTCCTCGCCGACCCGACGTTCCTGCCCTGCATCTGGGCGGCCGACGACACCGACGACATCTTCGACGAGGCCACCTGGGCCAAGGCGAACCCGAATTACAACATCACCGTGAGGAAGGAGTTCCTCGAACGCGAGGCCAATCTGGCCCGCGAGAGCGTCGCCCAGGAGATGAAATTCAAGACCCTCTACCTCAACCAGTGGGTTTCCAACGGAGCCAACCGTTTCTTCCGCATGGGCCAGTGGGACAAGTGCAGCGAACCCCTTCGCGACACCTCGCACCTCCCCTGCTACTGCGGCCTCGACCTGTCGAGCACGCAAGACACGACCGCGTTCGTGGCCGTCTGGCCTGGGGTCGACGAGGACGGCAACCACGATGGCACCTACGACGTCTTCGCTCACCTCTTCCTCCCCGAGGCGAACGCTGACAAGGACGAGGCTCCGTACCGCCAATGGGCGAAGGATGGGTTTGTTACACTAACAGAAGGCGATATTGTCGATTACGACGTCGTTCGGAACTACGTTCTCTCGTTTTGCGAAGAGAACATGGTCCGCGGCGTAGCCATCGACAGGTGGAATGCCACGCATATCACGACGCAACTAACGTCGGAAGGCGTGGAAGTGAAGCCGTTCGGGCAGGGATACGCCTCCATGAGCGCGCCCTGCAAGATGCTGGCCGCGCTTACAATTTCAGGCAAAATACGTCACGGCGGCAATCCGGCGCTGGCCTACCAGATGAGCAATCTTCAGGTCCGCACCGACGACGCAGGGAACATCAAGCCCACCAAGGCTCATTCCCACTCGACCGCCCGAATCGACGCTCCCGTGGCCTGTGTTATGGCCCTCGGACTAGCCTCCGGTGAGGCTGTCGGCCCCGATGAAGACCCGCAACTGGTGGTGTTCTGACGCCTATGCAACACTCCACCACTCCAGAAGACAACGAAGTCGCCGACCTGATCGAGATGCGGAGCAACCTCTCTCGCATCTTCGAGGAGATCGTCAACACTCGCCGAACAGTGGCCGGGATCACCGTCAGTCCCGAGACGGCTCTTGAATGCAGTGTCGTCCTGGCCTGCGTCCGCGTGCTCGCCGAGTCGATTGCCAGCCTCCCCATGGGCGTCTACCGTCGCCTCCCCGGCGGCGGCAAGGAGATCGCCGAGGATCAGCACCTCCACGAGGTGCTCTGCTACCAACCGAACTCGTGGATGACGGGCTTCGAGTACCGTGAGTTGCTTCAGTCGTGGCTTCTCCTCTGGGGCAACGCCTATTCGTACATCAAGCCCGGCCGCAACGGTGCCGTCAGCGAACTGATCCCGCTCCACCCGTCGCGGATGGAGGTGAAGCGGCTCTCGAACGGCAAACTCCGCTACTACTACACCGAGCCGACCACGCCGATCCAGCCGGAGATTCGTGTCACCGAGTATCGGCAGGACGAGATTTTTCATCTTCGCTGGTTGTCATCGGATGGGGTCACAGGATTTGTGCCCACCACGCTCTCGCGAGACGCGATCGGCCTCGCCCGCGCGACCGAGATGCACTCGTCGGCATACTTCGGGAATGGCGCGAAGAGTGGGACGTATGTCGAGGTCGACCAGCCTCACAAGCCCGAGGCTCTGCAACGGTTCAAGCAACAGTGGGACGAGGCCCATAAAGGGCCAGCCAATGCGTTCAAAACTGTGATCATGCCGTATGGTTTTCACAAGAAAGAAGACCCGACGCGGAATGATACGGCTCAACTCATTGAGACACGCCGTTTTAGTGTCGAAGATGTGGCGCGCGTCTACAGGTGCCCGCCCCATTTGATCGGCGATTTCAGCAACGTCCGCTTCTCGACGGCGGAACAGTCGGCCATCGACTTCGTCACCTTCTCGCTGACGCCGTGGCTGCGTCGCTGGGAAATGGCCTGCCGTCGCGACCTCGTCATCGACGACAAGAACTACTTCGTCCACTTCGATACCAATGCGCTCCTCGCCGGCGACTATCAGGCGAGGGCTCAGTTCCTCCGCGAGGCGTTCAACAACGGAGCGATCGACGTTGACGAGTACCGTTCCGCGATTGGCTACAACCCGCTGCCGAACGGCCTCGGCAAAAAGCGGTTCGTTCAGGTCAATATGCAGTTGCTCGAAGCGTTTACGCCGAACAACCCGACCGGCCAAGCGACCGGCCAGGAACAAGCCTCGCCAGAACCTTCAGGGCCGGAAGAATCGCCGCCCGGCGACGATTCCGAAGGCGGCCAAAATGCCGGCCAAGATTCGGAGCCTCGAAGCCTCGACACGAACGAAGTCATCTTCCGCACCAACCTTCGACGCCTCGCTGCCATCGAAGCCGACGGAATCATCGAGCGTCGCAACAAGCCAGACAAACTCGCCGCATGGTTCGAGCAGATGCAGTCAAGAATGCGAACCGAACTACGCGACGCAGCAAATGCTACTGGCCGCGACATTGACGAGTTCGTGGTATCGTGGATAGGTCGCTCGAAAGACATCCTTTTGGGGTGCCATCGCAGCGGAAAGAAGTACGAAACCGTGATGGAGACGTGGTGCGAGCAGCACCTTGACGACCATGCCGAGTGAGCCAACGCTTCCGCCGATCACGACCGCAGGCGTCGTCGCGTCACTTCAGGTCGGCGTGCGTCTGCACCTGACGGCCATCGAGAACTACGCCGCCCAGGCGGCTCACTTTGGGCGATGGGGCTACTCGAAACTGGCCGCGAAGTACGCGGCTGACGCCGAAGAAGAGCGAGGGCACCTGAAGTCGCTGCTTGAACGGCTCGAATACTACGACGTTCAGCCCGACTGCGCACACGATCAGCCCATGTGGCCGCGTCACGACTTCGAGGGAGTCCTCGCGGCGAACTATGAACTCGAAACGGCAACCGCCGCGGCCGAGCGAGCGGGTGTTTTGGCCTGCCGCGCTGTCGGAGATGAGCGTTCGGCCCTCGTTTTTGCCTCCAACTTGGAGGGAAGCGAGGACTCGATCGCTGACATCGAGGCCACCCAGAGGGTTCTGGAGCAGATCGGCCTCGACAACTACCTCGCGAATCAGGTGTGAGCATGGCAAACGCTGAAATCGAGCGTCGGATCACGTTTTCGGACGCCTCAATCGAGTATCGGGACGGCGAAAACGGCGAAAAGCGGCCGACAATTGTCGGTTACGGGGCCGTGTTCAACTCCGAGAGCCGAAATCTCGGCGGCTTCATCGAAACCGTGCATCCGAAGGCGTTTGACGACGTCCTTTCGACGAATCCTGACGTCCTCGGGCTCTACAACCACGACAAAAACAAGTTACTCGCCCGTTCGAGCAATGGATCGCTCAAGTTGGCGGTCGATGGCTACGGTTTGCGGTACGAAATGTCGCTGCCGGCGACTCGTGACGCCGAAGATGTCGCCACAATGGTGAAAGAGCGACTCGTCACCGGGTCGTCCTTCGCCTTCGCGGTGCGAAAAAACGGCGGCGACGTCTGGAGCACCGACGACCGCGGCATGAAGCGGCGGGAAATCCGCTCCATCGGCCTCCTCGAAGACGTCGGCCCCGTGGTTCGCCCCGCCTACGATGCGTCCAGCGTCGTGGTGAGCCGCCGAGCCATCGAAATGGCCCTCGGCGAGAACTACCGGCCGAATCAGACGATGTCGAACGCGGCTCGCCGTGGCCTTCGGATCGCCGAAAAGCGAGACGACATCGACGCCCGGCTCCTCGTGATCGCCGAACGGATCGCCAACCGCGACGTCATCAGCGTCGAGGAAGTCGCCCACCTCGCCGAGGTGCAGGAGCGATGCGCCGCCGCCAAGGCTGCCAACTGGACCGGAACCACTCCGCACGTCGAGTGGCTCCTGGCCGGCGGGGACAGCGGCCAGAAGTGGATCGAGCGGCGTAACGAAACCGATGCTCAAGTCGAAACGAGCGTAGGTTCCGTAACACCCGCCGCCGACCTGGGCGACGACTGCGAAGTCCGCGACGGCGACGTCAGCCTGAAGCCGACGGCCGGCATGGCCGCGGCCTGCCGGCGTGGCCTGAAACTCTACGAAGACGGCCGCGGCGGCGACGGCCTCGTGCCGGCGACGATTTCGTGGGCTCGAAAGATCGCCGCCCGCGAGAACCTGACCGAGGAGAAGGTCATCAAGATGCGTGCGTGGCACGCTCGCCACAAGGTCGACAAGAAGGCTGGCTGGGACAAAGCCGGCGAGGAAACGCCCGGATTTGTGGCGTATCTCCTTTGGGCTGGGGAACCCGGCCGCCGATGGAGCGAGGCAAAAGTCGCTCAGATGTCGTCGGAAAAGCGTGAGATGGAGGGCGACGAAGACTACTCGGAGCACGGCACGCTCTCGCCAGCGAACCTCGCCTATGCCGAGTCTCTGGAGGGCATCGCCGACGAGTTCGGCCCCTGGCCGCAGGGCGGCCCGGCCGGAGCCCACTACATCGAAGTCAGCCCCTTCGCCGAACGCGGCCTGAAGTGCAGCAACTGCATCTTCTTCGAGGCCGGCGCGTGCGAGGTGGTGCAGGGAAGCATCTCGGAGGATGGAGTCTGCAAGTTATGGGTCATCCCCGAGGGCAAGATGAGCGAAGAATCAAAGCGATCAGAGTCCGCTGTCGTCGAGGACGCTCAAGTCCAGGCGGAAGCAACTACCGAAGAAACTCCGGTAGTTGCCGAGCCGACGATCGACGAGTCGCTTGCTGCGAAGGTCAAGTTGGCGGAACTCAACGCTGTCTTGCTCCGCACTCGTTTGCAAGCGAGCAAGCAGTAACGCTAATCTACAAGTAGAGACACAGTGCTACGCGATGGATGTCGCGTAGGGCAGTGCGAGCGACGTGAGGATTCACGGCGCGGCGCGCTAGCGGGAAACACACACCCGCCGGCCGCCGCACCTTCGCGCTGGCCGGCTTCAACAGGAGCAGGGCCAACCATGGCATCGAATCTCAAGCGTCTTCAGGAGCGGGCGGCCGGCATCTCGGCTCGCATGGCGGAACTCACTGCGGTCGAGGATCGCAGCGCCGACCAGACCAAGGAACTCCTCTCCCTGTCGGCCCAGGCCGATCAGGTGAAGACGGACCTCGAATTCGAGGAGCGGATCGCGGCCAAGGAAGCCGAACTCCGCTCGGTCGTCGAGAAGGCCGCTCCCGCCCCCGCCGCGGCCCCCGTGGCCGAGGTGAAGGACGAGCCGAAGAAGATCGAGATTCGGGGCATCGCCCCGCATCACACGCAACTCTCCGCGTTCAACGACGGCCCCGAGGCTGTCGAGAGCGCCTACCGATGCGGCCGCTGGCTGCGGGCGGCGGTGTTCAAGAACGCCGACGACATTCGGTGGTGCAAGGAGCACGGCGTCGAGAACCGTGCCCTCGGCGAGAACTCCAACAGCACCGGCGGCGCGCTGGTGCCGGAAGAGTTTGCTGCCCGCGTGATTCGTCTTGTCGAAAACTATGGCACCTTCGCCGCGTCGAGCGTCGAGAAGGTGACGATGACCCGCGACACGATGATCGTGCCA